GGCAGTTTAATGACTTGCCTAGGTCATTTTTGCTTATTGGTTGTTGTAGGCGTTGCAGATTTTCAGGATAACATTGAGGCAGGCATTGGAAACATCGCCTTTTTCTATGTTCATCAAATACCCATCTACCACTTCTTCATCAATGGCAAATTCTCCATTGCTATATCCTGCCCATATGTTGTCATTAATTGAACCTTCTGTGCAATAAATGTTGTCATATTCAATGCCATTCTTGCTTGTACCACTGTAACTGTCCAATACCCATTCTCCCTGCATATTGTCCAACCTCAACATCTCATCCTTGAAAACCTGCCACTCTTTCTTGCTTAATCCTACCATCTTGAACATTTTGACATCTCCTTTTTAATTTGATTGAATTGACAAGGCAAGGCAACAACTCAACTTACTTTGCTAATTTTTTGACTAACTCATCAAATTCCTTTTTTGTCCATCGATATTTTGTATACTTTCCATCATTCTCCATTGCACGCAACTTCCTACGCAATGCTTTTGCTTTAATGCCCAATGCCTCTGACAATTCCTTTGTTGTAAATATCTTTTCCTTTGCCATAATTGTCACCCCCTTTCCTTTTGAATTTGCTTTTGTTGCAATTGCGTTTGCCTTTCATATCGCCTTGCCTTGTCAAGACATTGTTATTTTATCATATATGACAAGAAAAATCAATCATCGCAAGAAAATTTTTTTAATATTATTTTACCTCCCATTTGACAAGTCATTGTCTATATGGTAAAATGAATTAGAAAGAAAATTTAACAAGAAAGGAAATGATTTGAATGAATTAATTAAATGTTGTCAAGTCAATTAGAAAATTTAACAAGAAAGGAAATGATTTGAATGAATGAATTAATCAAATGTATTGAACAAGTCATTGAAATGGAATTTGCAAATGGAAATAATGCCATTGCAAAGCAAATGTCAATTGAATTAGACAAGTATCAATTAAAGCAAATTGATGCAAAGGAATTAGGCAATAACATATGGTCAATTTATGATGATGCCTTGTTGAAATGACAATGATGATGCCTTGTCAATATGACAAGGCATTTTTTTTTGCCTTTATGCCTTACATGCCCCCCAAAGGCATTTTTTCATATGACGTTAAGCACTCCGCGATACTGGGGGTCCTGGCTGAGAGCTCTTGTCAGAGGTGACAAAAGGAGTCCCCTGCGCTAGTTTTGGTGTTTTGCTTGACAAATACAGGGGTTTGATGATATGATGATGGTGTGGAAGGAGGTGTTCGCGGTGCCACGGAAGAAGAATACCAATGAATTAGAGGTCTTGGGATCTATTAAGGACCTTACCAGAGACCTAGCCCTCAAGGAATTAGAGGATATAGGCCTCGAAAAGGTAGGAAAACTCGAAAGACTTTACGGTCCCAGAGATGCTCGCGTTATCAAGGCGAAGTTCCAAGCGTTTTTTCGTGCATATTCCATCGTTGGGACTGTGAGATACGCGGCTCAGATCTGCGGCTTGAACTATAAGGCTGTGAACAAGATTATCAAGAATAATGAGAAGCTGAGGACTCGTTTTGAGCAGGCTCACGATGAGTTCTGTCAGTATCTGGAGCAAACTGCCATACTTAGGGCTGTGGAAAAATCTGACACCCTGCTGCAGTTCATCCTGAGGGCTAATAATCCGCACAAATTCTCCGAGAGACTCCGGCTGCAGACCCTGACTGAGGAAAAGGAGAAGCCTGTGACCATCATTTTCGGTGAGATGGAGGCTGGTCAAGGGGATGCGGAGCCTAACTTCTTGGAGGCTGCTGACGACGAGGATGAAGAAGATGACAGTGAAGATAGTTAACCCCCTTGAGATGATGTGTCGGGCTTTTACTCGTCTGTATCCCGACCTGCCTGTGGTTGTAATATGGGCTTTGTCTCCAGAAGATGTAGATGACGAACGGTATGAGGTGGTCTTCTGTGAGGATTATCCTACTGAGGTGTGGTTGAGGATAGACCACGACATTAGGGAGCTGTTGACGAGCTTTGTTGATGCCCTGGCTTGTGTGGTCTGTGGTCCTAGCCCTGAGGAGGCCTTGCATAGTCTCGTGACTGAGCAAATTGTTGAGGAGTATAACACTCTTACTGAGGCTGAGGGGCTATCCGAGGACTTGTCGAGACTTATAATGATGAGGGAATAAAGATGAGCTATATCCCACGGCCTTCACAAAAAAAGTTTCATAATAATAGGGCGCAGTTCAGGGCTATGGTCGGAGGGCTTGGGTCTGGTAAAACCACTATGGGGGCTAGGGAGGCTCTTAGGCTTAGTCAAAGCTTCCCTGGCTCACTTGGATGCATCGGTCGTCTTACTGCTACGGCTCTTAGAGACACCACTCAGCGGCGGTTCTTTGAGATACTCGACGAGGTGACTGACGGTCACAGAGACAGACTCATTCACAGGTGGGTGGAGGCTAGAGGTCATCTGGTCCTTAAAACCCCTGTGAAGGGGCTGTACTCAGAGATACTATTCAAGCATTTAGACGAGCCTGGGCCACTCGGCTCTCTAGACCTTGACTGGTGGTGGATTGATGAGTGCCACGAGCCTGATGGCGGAGAGGTCCCTGAGGAAGTCTTCCTCATGCTCAGAGCTCGTCTCAGAGGTAAAGTGGGTCCTCTGAGGGGGGTCATCACTAGTAATAGCGGTGGTAAGGACTGGATATGGAAATGGTTTTTCAGCAAGCAGAGGCCTAGAGGGTTCTGGGGCATTGTGGTCTCATCCTGGGAGAACAGAGATAATCTGCCTCCTAACTACATTGAGGACTTAATACGGGACCACCCTGAGGAGTGGGTCAAGAGGTTTATCGAGTGCTCATTTGATGTGTTCCAGGGTCAGATTTTTGAGGAGTTTGATACGCGGGAGTTCGTTATAGATGACTCTCAAATACCAGACTCGGCTAAGACTCTTGACGCTGGGCTTGACTATGGAGTGTCTGCCCCTACTGCTGTGATAGCAGCTCGCATTGCTCCTGACGGCACGGTGTACTGCTTCGACGAGTTTCACAGGCCTGACGCTGACATCCGTGAAGTGGCTGAGTGGTTCAAGAGTAAAAACTTGACGGTCTCATGGGCTGACCCCACAGTGCGTAATAAGACTTCAGTCTCTGGGGGCCTTAAAAAATCTCCTCGAGACCTGTATGCAGATGAGGGCATTACTCTTATGCCAGCTCCCAGTAACGACGCTCTTATGCGCATTATGACTATCCACCAGTACCTCCGCAGACGTAAAATATACTTCTCTAAGAGGTGTGAGGTCACTATCGCCTGTCTGGAGCAGTCTCAGTGGAAGGTCGTGAAGCCCGGTGAGAGGGAGAGACCAGCTAAAAAAGAAGACCACCCTCGAGATGCTCTAGCATATTTACTCTTATCTCGTCCTCTGGGTAACACCCTTAGTCCTGTGGACCCACGCAGTAAACCTGGCGGTCTTATTGTCCCAGATGGGTCAGGTGGGTGGAGACACAAGTCTCTCGACGAGGACACAGATAAGCAGAGTAGTCAAGCAATATTAACAGAGGACGAATTTTTGAAGTTGGTAGGTGGTTAGTGTGAACAGTACTCTAATTATTGCAATAGTTTTTGTCATAGTTTTTCAGAGTATTATGTTGACAGCGGTCGGGGTTTGGTCTTATAATATGGGTATAAGGGTGACAAAAGATAGTAAAAAAACCCCGCCCGCCCTGAGCCTCCGTAAAGTATCATTGGTGAGGCCTCACCTGATGGACCCAGTATTACCGAGGGGGGAGGGAAAAGTAGATGGCACGAGGAACCTCAGTTCGAAGCTTAGACCCAAGGGTCGTTGAGACACTAGATGCTCTGTCTGCAGCTAAAGATGCTAAAGAGAGTCTAGGTCTTCATGCTGACTGGAGAGACTTTGAAGACTACACTCGCGGTGTACAGAACCCGGTGGTGCATGAGGATGACCCTGGCTCTGTGACTAATATTATATTCCCTATCATCGCCTCCCAGGTGTCTGACATTAGCAGTGAACAGCTTGACATAATGGTCTTAGGAGAAGATCCGTCTGACGAGAGGTTTGCTAGTAATGTGAGGCATATTCTTGAGTGGGTTAAGTGGCGCAATAAGATGTTTATGAAGATTGACCGGCACGAGTGGCGGAGACTTAAGTTCGGCACTGGGGTTTGGAAGGTATATTATGACCCCGACATGAAGCGGACAGTTAACGGTATTATCCGCATTGACCCCATAAGTCCTGTGAACTTCTTCCCAGACCCTAAAGTTAAGGAGCCTTGGTCTCTTGATGAGGGAGACTTTATGGTTCATGCGGTGATGAAGTCCACTCGGTTTATTGGTGAGATGTACCCTGACTCAGCCAAAGACATTAAGATTATTAAAAATCCCTCCTACGACTTGGAGATTTTTGATGGGGAGACAGCTGATGAGACTACAGCTCTTACCAGTGAGAAGACTCCCCTCATTGAGATTTGGAAGAAGAAGGATGGTAACCTCCATCGCATGGTGGTTGCCGGAGAGACTTTATGTTACGACTCAGAGCATGATAAAAACCTTAAAGGCTCTCCTGTCTACGAAAATGGGCGTTATCCCTTCGTCGTAACCCCCTGCTATCCTGTGGAGGGTAGGCTGTGGGGTATGGGAGACACAGAACTTCTTATTCCCACGCAGGATTTGGTTAATGACCTTGACGACCAGATAAGGATGAATGCTCGCCTCATGGGTAATATTCAGATTATCGTGGGACTTGCTTCTGGTATTAATCCTATGAAGTGGACTAACAAAGCAGGTCTTAAAATTCCTGCCAGAGACCCACACGCTATTAACCCCTTGACACCTCCGACAATGCCTGCGTACATCACCAACCGGCGAGATACTGCTCTGATGAGAGAGGCTGAGATAATATCGGGAAGACCTGATGTGGTTGAAGGTCGTAAACATGGTGGTACTCGAGCTGCATCAGCTATTATTGCTCTTCAGGAAGCTGGGGGTAAGAGGGTTAGACACAAGAAGATGTACCTCCAAGAGGGGCTCAATCAAGTGTTTGACCTCTCTCTGGACTACGTAAAGCAGTTCTTCACCGAGGAGCAGGCTTTCAGGATACTCGGGAAAAACGCAGAGGATAACCCTGAAACCTTCATTTGGTTCCGTGGGTCTAAGTTGAAAGAGATACCCCGCCTTATTCCCGAGATAAATCAGGAGACAGGGGAAGCTCACCTACGACAGCTCATAGGTGAGAGTGGAGAGCCTATTACGAAAGATGCCCAGTTCGATATTCGGGTATCTATAGGAGCTGGTCTTCCCGGCAATAAAGCTTTCCTCTATCAGGCTCTTATGGAGTTGAAGGCTGGGGGTATTATCTCCGTGCCTGAAGCTCGTAGAGCTCTGAGGGATATGCTAGACTGGCCTGTTGCTGACCCTGACAGCATGGACAATTTAGCTCCCATGATGATGCCCGGGGGTGGGGGTATGCCAGGTATGGAAGCCTTCACAGCAGGTGGGGGAGAAGCAATACCTCCGGAGATTATGAACCAACTCATAGCAACCCTACAAGGAGGCGGTCTTGGTGGACAGGGCTAGACAGCTTAACAACTTTATAAAGCACGCCACCCGGTCTGAGTTACTCCGCAAATTTAATTCTGTGAAGGCTCGAGTAATGTCTCTGCCCGTATGTCCCAGGTGCGAAAGGATATGTCTGAGGGATAAAAGGAAAGGAGACCCCCCGGGTCAATTATACATCACTTGTCCCATCTGTGGGTATCATGGTCCTACCACTATGGCTGTGAGGACCTTTATAAAGGAACACGTCCTCAACTAGAGAGGACCTCGGAGGATGCCGCCGTTACAAGCTCTGACAACGCGGAAAGGCGCGAATATCGGTGGAGACCGTAATAACTCAAGGGGGTAAAAAAGGATGGATGAGAAGACACGGTGGTTTGACTTGCAGCTATTCGGTGATGGAGGTCAAGGAGATGACGGCGGTACTGCTGGTGATGGTACTGGTGGTGACGGCACAGACGGTGATACTGGGACTGCAGGCACTGGAGGCGGTACTGCCGGAACAGGTGGGGCTAATCCCCGGACCTTCACGCAAGAAGAAGTTCAAGCAGCCATCAGGGGTCGACTTGCTGAGGAACAGAAGAAGTACCAGAACTACGATACCTACAAAGGCCTGGTTGAACGCATTTCAACCCTCACAGGTCAGACACCCGAAGCAATCGCGGTCCAGCTGGAGCAAATAGAGACTCAAAGGAGAATCCAACAGCAGCAGCAGCAGGGGATCAGTCCTGAAATTGCTCGACAGCTGGAGAGTACACAGAGGGAGTCACAACAGACCAGAGAACAACTCTTAGAGACCCAGTACAATCTGGAAGAGGAACGGCTGGTCAGGGATGCCCTCTACGCCCCTCTGAAAGAGGAAGAGATCAAGAAGAGTGTTCGAGAGTTCGCCAAGAAGAACAACATGACCCTTGAGCAGGCCTTCTGGGCTACACAAGGACCCACTCGGGCTAAGCAGATGCAGACGGAGATAGAGCAAAGGGTCTCAACCTCCCTACGCGAGAAGATGGCTCGAGGTGGAGTCCTGACTGACGATGCAGATGATGGAGGAGCTGGGTCATTGACACCGGAACAGAGGGCGGCGGCTAGGCTGATGGGTCTTTCGGAGGAAGAGTACAAAGCCTCCCTAGACTCCCCGGACTTGGAGTCCTACCGAAAGGCAAGGAAGGCTAAGAAGTGAGGCCAAATCCCAAGTTTGTAGCTGTGGCTAATAAGCTCGCCTCCTCTCGGGAGTCAGGACCGAAGCTCAAGAGACCTAAGGTTAAGAAAAAGAAGAAGGAGGTGTAGTATATGTTCAGGTTCTTAAAACGGTTGGGCGGTGACTGTGTTATCCCAGTTGCTGTACTGCCGGCAAAAGCTAATGAGGCCTTCGTTCGGGGCACTCCTGTGAATTTGGAGTCGGGTCTGTGCACCGTGGCGGCCGCAGGTGACACTGAGATTGTCGGCATCGCTAACCAAACGCTGACTCCTGCGGCAGACGGAGAAGAGCTCGAGGTGATCTTGGCCCTTCCCGATGTGCTGTTCGAGGCTGACTTCATTGGGACGTCGAAGCCCACTCTGGCGAATGCCGACATCGGTGCGGCTTTCGACCTTGGGGCCACCACCAATGCCGATAAGGTTAACCTCGACGACACGACCGGCGGTATGTGGGTAGTCTTCCCCGGGTGGGATAACACAGCTAAGAAGGTTGTGGTAAAGTTACTCGCTGACAACGCGGCTACCATTGTTGGAGGTATTACAACTCCTGCCGCATCCGGATAAGAAATTAATGGGAGAAAGGAGGAACTGGTAAATGGAGAAAATAAAAATGGACCTTCAGCTGTTCTCGGCCGGTGTTGTAACAAGTAGCAACTTCCAAGAACTCCTGGAGCCGGGGCTGCGGACTGTCTTCTTCAATGCTTGGGATGAATTCCCGGAGCAGTACTCCAAGGTATTCAATGTCAAAAGCTCTACGAAGGCCAAGGAGACCGACAGCCGGGTAGCTGGTACTGGGATGTGGACGGAGAAAGAGAGCATGGGACCCATTGCTTACGAGACCATCGAGCCGGACGATGGCGCGGAATATGTCCACACAGAGTTTGCCAAAGGCATCCAAGTTGAACGGAAGTTCGTGGATGACGAGATGTATGACGTTATCAAGAAACTTCCCGCTGACTTGGCCCGCGGCGGACGAGCTCTGGTGGAGACTACCGCAGCTAATATCCTGAACAACGGGTTCAGTGATGAAGGTTATGACGGTGAGCCCCTGTTTGACGACGCTCACCCCATTACCAAGGGTGGGACCTGTGACAACAAGTTGGCTGCAGATCTCGACGATAGCAGTCTGAAGGAAGCCATTGTTCTGATGAGATCTCAAAGGGCTGACTCTGGCCTGAAGATTCAAATCATGCCCAAGAAGCTCATCGTACCTGCCGCCCTGGAGTTTACAGCTTTAACCCTGTTGAACTCCGCACAGGTAGTGGGTAGTGACTACAACGACGTCAACGTTCTCCGGGGAAAACTGGACCCTGTCGTTCTTGACTATCTGACAGACGACGACGCCTGGTTCCTGCAAGCGGCAAGCCATGAGTTGAACTTCTTCTGGAGGGTGCGTCCTGAGTTTGCCCAAGAGAAGAACTTTGACACCATGGTTGCCAAGTACCGCGGTTACTGCCGGTTCTCTGTCGGGTACTCCGACTGGAGAGGTATGGTCGGAAGTACTGGAGCTGACCCTGCGGCTGGTGGATAAAACGGCCTGAAAAAAAGGGAGGGGTAAAGATGACTGGGACTCAAATCTTAGCAAGAGCAAACTACCTCGTGGATGATACTATAGACTCCGCTGAGGCTCTATCCATCATTAATGAGGGGTTACAGAGCCTATCACAAGAGGCTCCGTATGTTAAGGTTGAGTCCCTTACCATCACCCCTCCCGACAACTCCGTGGCGATACCAGATAATGTGATAGAAATACTGTGGGTGAAGATTAACCAAGTCAAACTCGAGGAGGTTGAGCCTGAAAGCGAAGATCCCACGGTCACAGGTACACCCTCTAAGTATGCTGTGGAGAATGGGAATATTGTGATATACCCCCTCCCAGAGGCCGATGATGACCCCATTACTTTGAAGGTTTCGGTCAAGTCAGGATATACTGCTTTAGCATCATTGAATAGCACTCCCAGTGACCTTCCAGCGGCCTTTCATATGGCATTAGCATATTTCCTTGCTATACACTTTAGGTTCAATGACGAGGATGCTGACTGGGTTAAACTCAGCCGGTCTGAGTATTACAACCTCGTCAATGGGCTCATGACCTATCAAAACACACGAAGTGGTTACCACAAGACGGAGAATACAATGCCCTATTTGAGGAGGGTGTAAAATGACAGAAAAACTCTTTAGGGCTTATAAGGATTTCAGAGGGGGACTCAACGCTGACACTGCCCCTGAAAGTTTAGCTGACAATGAGTTTGTGGAAGCAACAAATGTTGAGTTTACTGAGAGAGGGGCATTTAGTACCAGACGCGGTACTGTGCCCCTTAGTTCTAGTGGCTACCCTAATGGAGTAGTAACTCAACTCATCCCTTGGAAGAGGAATGATGGTTCTGAGATACTTTTAGCTGTGATTAACTTTTCCGGAGGTAATCAAAAGCTTTGTAAGATAAATATATCCACGGGAGAACACACGGTCATTAAGGACGAGCTTCTCACTGATGAGATTGGGTGGTTTGCTCTTCAGGATAAATTCTACTTCACAGCTAATGGGTACTGGGTGTACGATGGTACTACGGTCAGTACTATGGACTTAGATATTCCTGACGCTCCCATCATAGATAGTACTGTTCCCTCATCCGGGGCAGTAAATGCTGGAGCCCATCGATATATCTTAGTAACTTATAACTCCTTCGGCTACTATAATTGTAGTGACCCAGCTTATGTACACCTGGGTTCTGCTAGTATCGTAGTTCTTAATATTCCTGCTTGTACTGACCCAGATGTGGTAAGAAGAGCATTATTTAGGACTATGTCTGGAGGAACTGAGTATTATGAGATTAACAATAATATTGGGCTTGGTGCTCTAAACAACCTCAGTGATAGCTGGGATGACACAGAGCTCTCTATTGGTCCTACTCTACCTGAGTACTATCAAAAGGACTTAGCTGATATAGCTAGATGCAAATCCTTTGTCTGGCACCCTAATAGTATGAGGATATTCGCTACTCGAGACTCATCTGACCCCAGTGCCGTGTACTTCAGTGAGCAGAATGACCCCACAAACTTTAAGACTACTAATGTTCTCTACCCCACCATTGCAGAGGGGGATGCTAAGGGGGTAACCGTAGCGGGTGATAAGATGATAGTGCTCTATGCGGATGGAGCTTGGTATTGGCAAGGGGTTGACCCTGCTGAGGATGCTCAATGGTTCCGTATTCCTGTGAATGCTGGGACTGTCCATGAGAGAACTGTTGCTCTTACTCCTGAGGGACTGGTGATGTTGGGAAGATATGGTGTACATCTCTATGGACCTAATGTCTTAGAGGAAGGAATTCTTTCTGTGGATATGCCCTACATACAGGATATCTCTGGAGATAGGTATTCTTCTATCTTCCGGAATATGACTGACTATTCTGGAAGAGGCTCCCCCCGGGCTATCTATGACAACAAAGGCGGGAGATATATACTAGCCTTTAAGGATTTCCACGACCCCGGAGGTATTCAACCTAACAACAAGGTGTTAGTTATAGACTGGAGTCTTAAAGCTGCTTCTGTGTGGACGGGGTTAAGGCTCAATGACATATGCCAGTTACAGGATGGGACTATTTTAGCCGCCTCTTATGATAACATTCTTAAATTGAACCAAGGCTACAAAGACTGGGATAACACTACTGGCTCATACAAACCCATCGAGCAGGTGGTAAAAACTAAGTTCTTCGACTTTGGTCAACCTTTCTTCATAAAGAAGGTCCGTAGACTTCTCCTCGCAATGAAACAAGATGAACCTCCCTATGATGTTCTACAAATCCAGGTGGTCTCAGACAAGGGTCAAACAATCTCTGGAGTAGAACTCAGGGAGAGTCTAAGAAATGAGGAGCTATACGGCTTGGAGAGTGGTCTGGTTAATAGGGAGGCTCGACTAAGTTTGAAGGGCACCCGATTTCAAGTTGTTTTTACCCACTCCTGTATGGATGAACCTCTAACCATTTACGGATTAGGGTTCATATTCAAATCCAAGAAACCCAAGGGTACCAGAGATGGAACTGAAAATTTTAAGTAGGGAGGAGATGTAAGATGGCTGCTGAAGACCACATCCATATTTATCAAGGAGCTGTGACCGCGGGAGGCACCAACGGCACGCAGGTATCCGAAGGCACAAACCTTGCACCGGTAAGCGTCGGACCGCTTAATGCCACGGATAACGAGGTAAGCGATCCGGTAAAGTTGGCTGTCCGGTGCGACGAAGGCTTTATCACTTCCGGCAATACGATTATCTCCCTTACGGGCGAGACGGCCGATAAGTGGGCGTTGGCGCCGGATAATGCGGGGCAAGCGGGAACCTTTGGAGCTTATGGGGCCGCTTTGACGATAACGGCGCCGGTAGGCGACACAAACACGATATTTTGGGCGAAGGCCAGGGCGACTGAGGATGAGCCTGATCCCACCAACGACAGAAAGGTTAAGTTCAACACGGCCGCCCTGATAGCTGAAGCTGAATAATAGGCCGCCGGCAAAGGAGGGGTATAGATGCCGAGACTAAAGGCCGCAAATAATGCAAGCACTACTTTAGCGGCCGGTATAACTGCCGGCGCAACTTCGCTTACCGTTGCCGACGCCTCCCTCTTTCCCGAAACACCGTTCAGGGTCACAATCGAGAGCGAAATTATGGAGGTTACAAATAAAAACGGCAGCACTTTTACCGTGCTACGGGCGCAGGAAAATACCACAGCGACAGCTCATGCTTCCGGCCAGAAGGTAAGGCTCCTCTGGACCGCCGGGATGTATGCGGAATTGGAGACGTCTGCCGGCGCCCAGGCTAAGGCAGAGGCAGCAGCAGGGGCGGTGCAGGCCGAGCTTGATGCGCATTTGGCGGATCATGTGAGAATAGAACTTTCTGAATCTGCACCATCTAATCCCGGAACAAATACTTGGTGGTATGAAGACTTGGGGGGGACAGCTGACTTAGGAGGGGGTGATGGTGGACTTTTATTAGGAAATGCTAGCACCGAAGAGGGCGATGATGTTTGGTTTGATGAGGTTTGAAATATAATCAGTTAAGGAGTGTTATAAAATGGCAGAAAAAAATGTTCAAATTAAGTTTCGTAATTCAGAAGGTGGATACGATGATATATTTCCAAAAACAAAGGAAGAGTTAGTCGATGGTCTTTCTACTTCCTTAGATGGCAAGGTTGACAAAGAACCTGGCAAGGGCCTCTCTACGGAAGATTACACTACTATAGAAAAAAACAAGCTAGCAGGAATAGAAGCTGGTGCTAATAATTATACGCATCCAGCTACACATCCTGCTAGTATGATTGACGAATCTACAGAAAGAAGATTTGTTTCAGATTCAGAAAAAGCATCATGGAATAATAAAGAGGATAAAAGTAATAAAGGACAAGCTAATGGATACGCAGGTTTAGATGCAAATGCAAAAGTACCTTTATCGCAATTACCTGATGCATCAAAAAGCCAAACATATGTAGTTTCCGATTCTGCCGAAAGAAATGCTATCACAGGAATGCTGGAAGGAGACAAAGCGTTTGAAACATCGACAGGCGACAGCTATATCTACGATGGCTCTGATTGGCAAGTATTGGCTCAAGCTGATTGGGAAAATATCAATTTGGATTGGAACAACATTACCAATGCGCCATCTAGTTCTCAATCGGATATCGACGATGCTGTTAATAAAAGACATTCTCACAGTAATAAAACTGTTTTAGATAAGATAACTGCTAGTGGCAGTGAATCAAGTTTTGATTTATCAGAATTCGTGACACAAGACGAGCTAGGTAGTGCTGGTTACGGAGATATGTTAAAAAGTGTCTACGATAAAAATGGAGACGGAAAAGTTGATGTAGCAGAAGTTGCCGATAGCGTGCCATGGTCGGGTATTACGGATATACCACCAACATTTAATCCTTCCAGTCACACTCACCCAGCCTCACAGATTACTGAAAGTAGTTCAAAACGCTTTGTTTCCGATGATGAAAAGGCAGTATGGAATGCAAAATCCAAGATTGTTATAAGCCCAACACAACCAACAGACGCTGACATTTGGCTACAGGAGGTTTAATAAATGGCTAAAAACGTATTAATGAAATATTACAATCCAGCAACTCAAACTTATCAAGAGGTTCATCCATTAACTAAAACAACAAACGTTTATAACAACGAAGGTAAAACAGTACAGGAACTCATTGATGAACATGAGGCCGCTGCAGCTCCCCATAGCGGACATGAGACGCCTGCCGGGGCGCAGGCGAAGGTAGATGCTAAAACTGACATTTTTGCTTTTGATAACCTTGCTACCAAACCTAATTACTATAAGGTTACGGAATTTGACGCCCCAAGTCCGGGCGACATAACGGAGACCATTAAGAGCAGTGCGGATGGCAGCGTATATGCTACCCGGATAACACAGTTCGATGTCCCAGCAGTCGGTAATATAACTGTCACTGTGCAATGTGCAGCGCTGGGGATAAACAACAAGGCCGTCACGGAATTTGATACGCCTGCTGCCGGGGACATCAAAGAGACAGCATCGGAGGTGGTATAGATGAGTTGGGCGGAGATTAAGAAGGCGGTCAACAGCGACTTGAGCAAGCCGCTGAATGTGAAAATAGATGAGCTGGCTGAACCCGGTATGTTCGGCATGGACGTCATTTCCGGACTACGTTTCCTGCGCGGCGTGTACCCGTACCATAATGGAGCAGCTGACATCACAATCAACGAGGACACGACATGGGACGATATATGGGGCTTCAAGCGGGTCGGGAAGCTCACGATTGCTGCTGGGAAGAAGCTGACTATCGCAAGATTTCCGTTCTTTATACTGGCGGATGAAATTGAGTTCGGGGATGTGAATAGTTGGATTTGTGCTGACGGGCCGAGTGGAGCAGCTACTGGTGCATTCCCAGAAACGTATTCAAGGGGTGGAACAGCAGAGTCTGGCGCTGTGCGAGCGCAGGGCGGTTGTGGGGGTGGGTTGTTATTTGTGTTATGTAATTCATTATCTGGTGCTGATGGCAAAATCACAGCTAATGGAGGTAATGGGTTCGCAATTAATGAAAACAGTGGAGCTACGCGCGCAAGAGGTGGACAAGGGGCTTTGAGTTTTAGTTACGATGTAAGCACTGATGCTGAGTTGTGGGACACAGAGTCGCTTGTAATGACGTTTGCGCTATTGGCTAATGGTGGCTATCATGGCGGAGTTATCAACGGTGGAACGGGCGGAGGTTCTGGTCGCGGCAGTGCCAGCAGCTACAGTGCAGGGGGTGGGTCTGGTATAGGCGGTGGCGCAGGTGCCCATGCAGACCCGAACAATACAACCAGGGCACCTGGAGGTAGTTTGGGAACTCGGCGCATAGTCACCCCTGGGAATATGCTAACACTCGCAGTCATGGGCTGCCGTGGCGGCGGCGGCGGGGGCGCGGCATTAAGGAGCTCAACATCTTATAATGACTATAATCACGGTGGCGGTGGCGGTGGCGGTGGCGTAGTAGTATTTTATAGAACCAAGAATAACTTTGTTGTTGAAGCAAACGGTGGCTTGAATGGCGGTAATTCCAGATGGGCTGCCCTGGCTGGCGGGGCTGGCATAACTATGTTATTGGAGGTGGAACCATGAAAATTATAAACCAATACACAACAGAGCTAACCCATATCGTCCAACGCCTTTCCGATGGCTCCGACCGCCGCGAAGTCACCACTATTACCCATCATATTGAAGTCGAGCAAGACGGCATCCGCTACCGGCTCAGCTTCGACCATGAACCGACCGAGCAGGAAATCGCGAATGCTGTTGCTGCTGGCCAGGGCGAGGTAATGTCAGACCCGGCCGAGCTGGCTCGACAGTTGGGCGAACTGCGGCAGACGCAGGATATTCTCCTAATGATGCTCTTGGAAAAGGAGGGGGTTCTGTGATACTGGAAAGCTACGTGCAAGCTCTGATGAGGCTGGTGCAGGCTGGGAAGATTACCGTCGAGGAAATCAAGCGTACGGAGTACCGGCAGGAAGTGGAGAACCGGCTGGCAACACAATAGACTTCAAGAATAGCCCCGGGCGCGGGGTATTCACAAAGGCGGTGCTGTTATGATATTTGGCGGACAATTTAACGAACTCGTCTTTAACGGATCGCCGTCCTGGCCGGAGGCTGTGGCTTCTGACCTATTGCGCCGCGTTGCTATTTCTGAGGCCGTCCTGACAGATACGACCCGGGCAGTTGGTTTTGCTGAAAATGTTTTTTCTGACGCGCTACGGGAGACGCGAAAAGATGAAATAGTCTATTCCGACACCCTGCGGATTGTGGTCCGGCAGATTGTTACAAAGGTAAACACCGACACCCTGAGGATAGTCGTAAAAGGCGAAGCGGCGGAGTCTGATACAGTCAGGGCGACAGTTTTAACCGAGGCTGTCCTATCCGACATTCTGCGGAGGGTAGCTATACCAGTGGAGATATTGTCCGACGCCTTACGAGCTGTGGTCTTGACTGAGGAAGTGTCGGCTGATATTCTTAGAAGGGTAGCTATCTCCGAACAGGTGTTGTCCGACACTCTGCGAGCCACTACGATTTTCTACACCGTATCTTCAGACTCGCTAAGAAAAACAACTCACTCAGAGAATGTGTCCTCAGACCTCCTCCGTATAGCTGTGGTAAATGAGCAAGTCCTGTCCGACCTTCTAAGAAGGGTAGGAGTACCTGAGAGTGTTATTGCTGACACACTAAGAGCTAGTGTCATGTCTGAGGTAATCTTGTCCGACACTCTTAGGATAGTGATTTACCCAATCCGCTCCGTCATAGAGCTTCAGGGTGAGTTTATCCTAGTTACCGAGCTATTAGGTGATTTCTCTCTTGAGAAAGAACTACAGGGAGAGTTCATAACTACAATAGAATTGGAGGGTGATGCTACTGTGGCATCTAAAAACCAAAACTTTGATGTGTACGCCAATAATCACTGCACACTCAAGTTCACAGTAAACATGCCCAGTGGCTCAACCCTAACAGGGGCTACTGTGGAATGGGTACTGTCGAAGAATGGGTTAGTTGCTTTAGCCAAAGCTGGGACAGTTCTTAATGAGACCACCTTCAAGGTAGACCTAGTACCCTCTGACACAGCGAGTCTGGAGGGTGTCTACCTGCATGAGGCCAAAGTTACAGATATCACCGGTAAAGAGATAACAGTTACCACAGGAATAGGCCTCATCAGGCCGAGTCTAATATCCTAAGGGAGGGATGGAAATGGCTATTTCTCTGAGAGAATTACTCGGGGATGAAATGCCCGTCAGCTGGGACCCTAGAACCGATACTGTGAAGATTGGCGGTACTAGTTTCCAAAGTTCACAGATACCTGGCACACAACTCATAGGCGGGCAACACATGGTTACTGACGAGACTGCCCTACGGAATGCTCTGGGGGGAGGTCCTCTACAGACTCCGACTGGACAGAGGATAGAGGATGTTATCTCACAGGTTCAAAACAGCATGAGTACGCAGACTACTCCCACACTGGAAGAGATACTCCAGATGGTCTCAAATCTTCCCCAGTATGAAACGCCAAGTGTGCTTTCTTATGAGGATGCTCAGTCTAGGGCTGCAGCTCAGCTAGACCCCAGATACCGCAACCTCATGGACAACACCTTGAGAGCTGTGGGGAATGACTTGACGCGCAGGGGTTTCTTTGGACAGGCACCGGGAGCTGCTATTACGGCTGATGCCGCAGCTAGGGTGGGTGCTGAGCAGGTGGCTGCTATTGCTCAGATGGCCCAACAAATGGTTGAGCAGTCTGAAGCGTCTGCTAGAGAGATGGAGGCCCTGAACCTACAGAGGAAGGGTCAAGACATCCAAAGCCTTATGCAGGCTCTCGGATTAGTCCAGTCTGGTGAACAACAGAAGATGAGCTCCCTGTTTAGTTTACTCAACGCCCTGTCCACTCTTGACCAGAACCAATTCAGTCAACTCATGGAGAGAGAGAAACTGGGTATTAGTAAGCAGGACCTCGACCTCCGAAGAGAAGCTCAAAACATCGAAGCTGCTTTGGCAAGAACCCAGGCTACTGGTCGGGTATCAGAGGCCGATGCACCCATCCTTGGAGTACCCGCTGGCGCATCATTCGCGGCTGCTGAAGCTGAAAAAGAAAGACAGTTAAGACTACGGATTGCGCAGATGCAGCAGTCCAGTAATTTAGCCGCTGCCGGACAAGAAAACCTGCTTAATGAACTCCGCAGGATAGAGCTTGAGAAACTTCGTAAGGAGATGGGGGAGGAGCAGGCACTGATGGAGGGTTCTCGAGCTATTCAAGCCCAGTTCGGCACTGACTTGACCACAGCTGAAGCTATATACAGCCTGTGGGAAAACCCCACGAGAGATGCCGCTCTAGCTGACCTTAAAGCTAACCAGAAAGAGCTTCAGCAAATTGGAGTAGATATAAAGATGCTAAAGACTTCTATTGATACTAAGTGGCCTCTACCCAAGGGTTCCCAGTCTACGTATTCTCCTCCTAGACTACCGGCTTCTGAGCCGATGACTTGGGAAGTACTTAAGGGCATTTTTTAAGTTGAATACATGGAGGCCCTTAGTATCAATGGGGTACCTTATCTCCCATAAGGGGGTGGAGACATGTCTCTCAAGAATTTTCTTAGTAGACGGGTTTCAATTGAAGAGGGAGAACGTGTAGCTAAGGAAGTCCAAGGCCTAGAGAGTAGACTGTCATCAGTAGGAGAACAACCCAGAAAGAGGCCTTTGTGGTCTATGCCCCTCCTGGCTGTGCTCAGTGGATTACAGAGGACCCAAGCTATGGCAAACAACGTTCTGTCCGAGTTTATGGCACCCGGATTGGGTTCCACTCCCGGAAAGTTTGACCCCCTGCAGGCTGCATGGAGAGGACTTAAACTGGAGGACACCATACAGGGGAAGGACATTGTTAGTAGCATGGGTTTGTCCGACAATCCCTGGTTCGAGGCTAATCTGGGCTCATTCAAGATTGCACCCAATCTAGCTGGTATAGCTGGGTTAGCAGTTGATGCTTTGAACCCCCTTGACCCTGTGAACTGGATTGGCGGAGGTATTGCTAAAAGTGCAGCTAAGAAGCTTCCTGGAGATGTCCTTCTAACTAAGGCTTTCGGTAGGGATGCTGCGGAGGAGCTCCTTGAAAAGCTCGGGGTAGAGTGGGTAGAAAAACTGGGGGACAAGATGGTAAGACCCACGGTGGGTCAGCTTATTGAGAAAATTTCTCGTAAAGCTAATCAGCTGGGTATACAGGAAGGAGTTAACCCACAGACTATCGTCGACATAATGCAGGCTGGACTGAATGTGACAGGACGGGGTGCAAATGATGTACTAACTCAGCCTGTAAAGACCGCCCTGACATTCAACTTAAGAAATGCCCTTATGAACCCCCTGTCAAAAAACAAGAGTAATATCATAAAGTCCTATAAGATACCTGGCTCAGAAGCTCTAATGGATATTCTAGGGGAAGCAGCTAGCAAACTAGGGAGTACGAAGGCTGGTCAGGCTTTGGGTCGCTCCTTCTCTACTCGCTTTGTGCCCAAGGAGGTACCTGATAGTGTATTCACCAGATTTATCCATAGGCATGCTCAGAAGATACCTGGTGAAGCTTCACAGGTGGTAGATGACATAGCAAAACTTACGGGTCAGGCTGGAGAGGAAGCTCTGGGAGCTGTCTCTGGTCCGGAGGCATACAAAGAGTTAACCAAGGGTCTGCAGAGGATGATGGAGAGGTCCCGCGTTAACGAGCAGATCTTCCAAGAGAGACTCAAGAAACTCTTCGCAGGAACCACTGACCAGCAGAGGAAAGAGGTTCTGCAGGCAGCAATAGACCCAGCTTACAAACTCAGCGAGAAGCTCATACCCATACGAGATGAGTTCATTAAATGGAGAAGTGAGATAGCTGAGACATACCAGAAGCTTGGCATAGACTTTACACCCATTGAGCATTATGTACCATTCATTCCTGTGGGTAGACCACTAACCAAGGATGAGGCTGCTATGCTTAAGGGGCTCTTCGGCACCAGTGTGAAGACCACAGATGCTGAGGACATAATGAGTCTCATCACGAAGTTTGACCCCAACTTGAAAACTCGTACTACTAAGGCTCTTAACCCTGCGGAGATAAATAGGGTCCTAGGACGTGAATGGTTGACTGAGGATGCAGGTGTAGCTATGGCTCGCCGAGGTATTAGGGCTATCAGAGGTCAAGAGGCTATAACATTCCTCGGGGGTATGGCTGAGAAATATGGCTTGACTATCGACGACATAGGAGAGCTCAAGAACCTCCCTACGGGCTATGTCTTGGTACAGCCCACTACTGAGTTGTCCGGAAGAATTTCACTCTCCGCTACTGACGTCCTGAAGGGCAAGGCTATGGCGTTACCGCAGGAATTTGTGAAGGCCTACAATGACTATACAGACCTTCTCTTTAATACCGGCGCTATGAATACCTTTACAAAATACTGGGATGATGCCACTCGGGTCTATAAGATGATGGCGTATATGTGGAACCCTGGTCACATTCCTCGTGACCTTGGTTCTAACACATATAACCTGTGGCTCGCAGGAGTCCGAGACCCAAGAAGATATGCAGATGCTATTGAGGCCTTGTTTAATCCACAAAAACTTTTCGACTTCCCACAGTGGAAAGGTTCGGCCGAAGAGCTTAACAAAGTACTTCGCAACCTCGGACTCCTCGACTCAGGTACTGTGCTAGCTGATTTTATGCAGGCAGGAAAAGATATAACATTCAAGATGGGCGGGGCATACACAGAGGCCCTGAGGAAGGCTACGAGAGGCGTAGATAACTTCTCCAGGCTTGTTGGAGTAATTGACCGTCTAACAAAAGGGGAGACGCCAGAGCAGGCTGTAGCTCATGTGAAGAAGTATCTCTTTGACTACTTTGACTTGACCGCTTTTGAGAAGAGGTACATGAAGCGCATAGTTCCTTTCTACACATGGATGAGGAAGAACATACCCCTACAGGTTAAGACCCTATTGGAAGAACCCGGTAAACTGGCTACTGCCGGCAAGATAATGAGGTCTGTGGGTGAGTTTCCTGAAGAGGAAGATGTTCCCGAATTCATTTATGAGTCTGGGGGATTTAAGCTACCTGGACCCCAGGGGGGAACTTATGTTATCCCCAACCTACCCTTCACCGACTTAGCTAAGATACCTACGGGTCTGGAGACTGGTAGAGAGCTAATTGCTTCTGTGAACCCTCTAGCTCGCATACCTTTGGAGATGTTGTCAAACACATCATTGTACTCGGGATTACCCTTGGAGAGGTATGCGGGGGAACAGGAGAAACTACCGTTTGCAGACTTACTTGCCAGACTAGGAGTAGAACTACCAACTGTACCCTCCCGCTCTGTAGGATATCTACTTGACCAGATACCCCCACTTCGGAACTTGTCTGTGATAACTAATCCTGACAACCCGCGTCAGGCTGCCCGGCTAACCAGTGTGCTAGGTGGACCTCAGTTCTACCCGGCTGACTGGGCGGCTGAAGCAGCATCATATGAACGTCGGGATGAGATAAGAGACTTAATCAGGTATCTACAGGCAAAGGGGGTGGAGGTTCCCACTCAGGCTGAGCTCAGAAAAATCTCTAAGAAGAGAGGCCTGGTTGGATTTATCCAGAGGAGGGGGAAGTGATATGGACTTACAATCGGCTTTGCAAGGGGGGTTAGGAGCGACAGCTCTTATTGCTCTGTACAACATTGCTCAAGCCCTTATTAAGAAGACTAGCCCACAGAAGGATGAACCTGAGTCACAGGCTCTAAGAGCTAATACGGAGGCTATTAGAGAGCTAACTTCATTTCTTCGAGAAAGATATGCAGCAGAGGCAGAAATAGCCAAGGGGCTTCATGAGGATGTAGATGAGATAAGGGACAACATTCAGAGGGTCAAATCACTCCTCCAAAAACATGATACCCGTTGCCAGGTTGTCTGTATGGGGCAGAAAGGAGGAAGCACAAGTGAGTAAATTCAGGAGCAGGAAGTTCTGGATGGCTGTGGTAGCAGGACTGCTTGTGGTGTGTAATGAAGGCCTAGGGCTGGATTTACCCACAGAGGCTATCATGACTGTGGCCGCGGTTGTCATCGCATACATACTCGGTGAAGCAGCAGTAGATGTATCTAGAAACCGTAAATAAAAAAGAGGGAGGCACTACGCCTCCCCCTTCTTGCGGCCGGAAGATTATTTCTTCTTTTTCTTCTTCTTCGCCGGGGCCTCAGCAGCTTCCTTCTTGGGGGCTGCTTTTTTCTTGGTCTTGTCCACAACTTCAGTCTTCTGTTTTTTGGTTTTCTTCTCCGACTGGGCCGGGGAGGCATTACGAGTGTTGTAGAAGTCAAGGACGTCCTGCAGTTCCTTGCTGCCCTCTTCCCAAGCATACCGAGTGGTTTTACCATCGTTGTAGAAGTGTTTCCGGAGAACGGCCCGGAGTTCCCGAGGAGTAGTACCAACCATCGCGGCTACTTCCTTGGTTCCCAGAGTGCCATCCATCTCCACAACCTTGGCCGCCTTCTTGGTAGACTTTTTGGAGTCCCTCGGAGCAGCCTGCTTGGAGCCTTTCTTGGATTTCTTGACCGGCTTTTCCTCAGGCTCTTCCTCTTCTTCCTCCTCGTCCTCTTCGTCCTCATCTTCTTCGTCTTCGTCGGTATCTTCTTCTTCTTCGTCCTCTTCTTCGTCCTCGTCCTCGTCTTCATCCAGGTCCAGGTCTTCCAGGTCTACATCCTCGTCCTCGTCGATTTCCAGATCTTCCAGTTCCTCTTCGAGTTCTTCTTCCGGCTCTACCGGGGCTTCAACCTTTTTCTTCTTCTTCGCCATTTGTTTTCTCCTCCTTAGTTTTGGATTGATAATTCATTTTACCATATGACAACTGCCTTGTCAAGAGGGTTGATAAAAATATTTTCCCGACTTATTACGAAGTATAAACAACGCTTGCTCCACAGAATATGCTACTCCACACCTGGCTCCGGCGGCTGCCATCTTCTCGAGAAAATCTAGCTGAAGGTCTGTGGGTATTTTACCCGGCATCTTGACTTCTATTGCAATGGACCTTCCCTTATAGCAACCTAAGATGTCAGCTACACCCCTCCGTTGGAAGGGTCCTCCATGTACCTTGAAGAAGAACCCATCTTTCGGCAAGGCCTCCATGATTTTCTCTACGAGTTTACTCTCAGGTTTCCGGCTCATAGATACAACCCCCGAGGGGGGAGGAGAGGACTAGTCGTCCTCATCCTCGTCGTCTTCATCATCTTCATCATCATCCTCGTCTTCATCCTCGTCCTCATCCTCATCTTCGTCCTCGTCTTCTTCATACTCATCATACTCATCATACTCATCGTCATCGTAGTCTTCGTCGGTGGGCAGAGCTTCCTTAATCATCTTACCCTTCTTGATGGAGATGGGGAAGACATCGACAATCTCCGACCGAGTCTTACCTTCGTACACATCATCATCGAGGGTGACGCCCATGACCTTACCGACATAAGACTTGAGCTTCAGCTCCATTGTACCCTTCGGTACATTGACCTTCAGGGCAAGGAGGACATTCCGGAGGTTGAAGAGAGCCTGAGGCTGGAGGCTTGTGTTGTAGTACAGGGTGGCACCCTCCACCGCTCCATTAACTCCGACAAACTCCCAACTGAGGTAGGGTTGATTTTTCTTGGACGACCGCTCTTCAATCTTCTTGACCTTTACGGCATAGTCGCCAGGTGGGAACCGCTTCCTCCCGCCTCCTTCTTCAACACCCGAGAAGTCAACTGTGAGAACCTTCTTCTTGTTCTTACTCTTCTTCGCCAGTTTCTTCGCCATCTACATTTCCTCCTTTTGGTAGGATATCCCAGATTTGACTAAAGCTTGGGTCCTTGAGTATAGTCGGGTAAGAGAGTCCCTTCGGAATACGAACCTTAGTCAATACCTCGGAGCTAGGTCCTATCCTCATCCGGTAACTGTACCCAACCTTAGTCTTCCCTTTCTTCTCAGTCATCACCTCCTTGATATGTTGGTACCCAATCACACTTACCGCAGCTCCCAAACTTGCCCTCACAGAAGGGGATAAAGCGGGTATGCGGGCATAGGGTTCAGCGTCATCCATGTCCTCCTCGCTGACATTCTTCAGTTGAGCCAGAAAGAGGACATTCATGGGCAGGTTCCGGAAGTCGATGAAGCGGTTCTTAGCCATCGTGGTCAACTGGCCCCAGTGCTTCCGTATCGGTAGTCCTTCGTGTCCATCAAGCTCTAGGACTTTTTTCATGCCCAGGTCCATAGCCTGAGTGACCGTATCAAGGACTACAGATTTGAACTTATGCTTTCCTGTGGCAAGATACCAATAGATGCCTTCAAGGTCATCCCAGGTCTTTGCAGGAAAGACTTTATGACCTAGACCCCGGATGCTGTCCGTACCTTTTTCATTGCAGTCGACAAAGAGTACAGGACCTGGGGCTGTGGCTGCGAAGGTGGTCTTACCAGATCCCTGTTCTCCATAGACGAGTATCTTCAGGAACATGGGAGTTTCATCTATGTCCTGTATCTGTGAGGCTATCGCGTCTATGTCGAAGTCGCTGGGTGTACCGGGAGCAAGTTCTGGTTCTTTCTTCTTCCTTTTCTTCTTACGCGTTTTCTCTTCCGCCATATCTCGCTTCTCCTTTCTCAAATTGAGTCTCCAGAATAAACCTCACATCATGGCCCATTAGCTCAGCTAGGCATAGGGGCCTGTACTCACAACCCCATTCACACATGATGCTGGGACTCCGATAGAAATGACTTGCAGGCTTACCCTTGAGTTTCATCATCTCCTTTCCAGCTACCTTGAAGTCATTGAGTACATTCTTCACAAGGGCCTCAGGCTTAGATATCCTTACCCTCCGGAAAAAATCCTTGTAGGACAGGGTCTTGAGGAAGTCTTCATAGTCCTTCGGGTTCAAGCCATGGTCCTTGATAGCCTTCAGGTAGGTTGCCCGGTCTGTATCAATCTTCCTCTTGGAGAGGGCTCCGGATTTTAGAAGCTCAGGGACTAGAGGGGCTTTGGTGCGTATATAGTTGAAGACGAAGCCCACAGGATTGAACCCCAACTCCCGTGCTCCCCAATAATACATAACTGATTGGGTATCGCTGGCTCGATAGTCGTCGTCCGGCAGTTTTTTGTGAGACTTGTGGTCATAGGGCCAGATGCCCAAGCTGTCCTCAACCAGGAGGTCCATGGTGAATAAAAAGTTGAGATCCTTGTCCAGAGGTACCTCAAATTCTCGCTCAATGACGGGACTTCCCTCATGTTCCACTACCTTCAGGCTTTGAGCATCTTTCCAGTAGTTGTGGTAGCCCCTCATAAGCCGAGCTACTTCAGAGGGTATGTCCTCAAATAGGGCCTTCTCCTCATCGAAACCCTTGAGTGAGTCTATGGCTCCTTGAAGTACAGGCTTGATAGCCTTAAGACTACCCTGCTCATAGTAAGCCCTCAGACACTCATGGATGAGAGACCCCCTCTCCAGTTGGACCGACTTGACCTTTCTCCGTATCTCCAGCTCATGCTTGTAGTAGTATTTGTGTCGGCAGTGAGTAAAGGTCTTGAACTTAGAGTTTGATATGTTCATTTCTTCACCCCCTTTTTCCTTTGTCAATTCTATTGTATCATATGACAAACACAGTGTCAAGAGGGTTTAGAAAATTATTTTCTCACCTTCTAAATACCTCTCTCTCCAACTTTCCATGAACTGGAGTAGCTTAGTTAAACTGGGCACGGAGTGCATCTCATCGTCAACAAGGTCTATTACCAGATACCGTTTGTGGTTGTCGGTTCCCTGTTGCAGTAGCTTCTCTAAACCCCTCCAGGTCAGGCCTGTTCTGACATTCCCACTCTCAGTGATGACTAACCACAGGTAACGAGGTTTGGTGGGTTTCTTCCCAAGCTCTATTTTATTAGGCATTTATCTCACCTCCTTCCACTCTTTAGCATTCTTATCTCCCCAACAGTCCCCACTCTTGACATCCACAACTATCGGTACGGTGAACTCACAGTCGAAAAGTTCCTTCAGGGGTAGCTCTTCCATAGTTTTCTTAATCAGTGGGCACCATTTGTCAAGTACATCTTCCCTCACCTCAAAGAGGTTAGCGTCGTGGACCTGACATACAAGGAAGATTTCCTCCCAGAACCCAGGTATCTTCTCCAGTTCTGCCACAGCCAGTAAAGTAAGGTCTGGCGGAATAGCCTGGATGGGTGAGTTGATAGACTGCCTTTCAGCCTCTGCTACTATACTTTCCTCCTGTGAGAAAACATCTGGTAGATGGCGTATCCTACCAATAGGTGACCTCACATAGCCCAACTTGTGGACTATACGCCTCTGTCTATCGTGCCAGGGCTTGAGAGCTTTATACTTCTGGAAGAACCTCTTCCGAATGGTCTTACACTCTTTGTCTGTGAACTCAATATCATACTTCTCCTTAGCATATTGCTTGAACTTCTTCCATCCCATGCCATACAGGAAGCCAAAATTGACCGCCTTAGCCTTCTTCCTTTCATCCTTTGTTATATCCTCCGGCCTTTTTCCTGTGATCACTGTAGCTGTCTCCCTGTGGATATCTCCCCCGGAGGCATAGATGCGTATCATGGTCTGCTCATTAGCAGCATGAGCTGCCCCTCGGAGTTCAATCTGGGAGTAGTCAGCCTCCACTAGCTTCCACCCCGGAGGAGCACCGATGATAGTACGAATATCAGACTCACGGGGTACATTCTGGAGATTAGGCTTCTCAGATGATAGGCGTCCGGTGACTGTACCGTGCTGTTTGAAACTTGTGTGGATGCGCCCATCCTTCTGACTTAGCCTCTGCCACGGTATGAGATAGGTAGATAGGAGTTTCTGCCACTTCCTGTACTCGAGGAGTATATCAATAAAGGGATGATTTAGATAGGCAAGTGTACCCTCTGCTGTGGAAGGCTTCTTGGTCTTAGTATACTCCACAGGTTCTAGGCCTAGATGTTCGAATAAGAGCCAAGCCATTTGCTGTGATGAGTTAAAATTGAACCCTTTGCGCTTGCCTTTTTGTTTCCAGTCCTCACAGATATCCTCCCTAGATACCTCAACCCATCCCTCTTCATCAGCAGTGCAGTAACAGACTTCTCCCTCTTCTCTGAATTTTCTACAATTCCAGCATCCACATATATCCGTACCCTTCGGCAGGTATTTCTTCATCTTCTTGCGTGTCTTAGCTATGTGCTTCTTAGCTATCTTAATCTGTTCTGTGAGTTTGTCTTGGTGAACGTACATACCTCGTATCTCAGCCTTTTCTAAGGCCCTATTTCCCGGCATAGTGATATACTTGAAGATGGACCAGAGCTTAGAGTCCTCCTTGAGTTTTTCCTCCACAGCATCTGCAGCATGGAGCGCGTAGAAGCAATCTTGGATATTATACTTAGCTACTTTGTAGATGTCCTCTTTCTCCAGAGCCTTCTTGTTGACCTCATTCTTGTAGGCTGGGGCATTAGCATAAGTTTGTGAGAGATAATCCAATCCATGCGGCGAATTTTCATCCACAAGATGGCTACCCAACATAAGGTCAAAGTCAAGATAAGGAGCAGAGCCATAAGGGTCTTTGCTATACCTTCTCCAGTACTTGTTATCATATTTAGCATTCTGACCCACAGTCCTCCTTCCTTTTTTCTTTCTGAGCATTACCAGAAGAGCGTTAAAGATTTTCTCCCAGTTCTTACGAAACTTCTTCGGAGCCTGTGGGTGGGCTAGAGGAATAAAGTACCCTTCCTCTGTTCCATCCTTAAACCTCATGTAGGTTCCCACACAGAGAACGTCTTGATAGTCTTGTCCGCCTGTTTCAATATCATACGACAACTTTATTGCTTTTTCGGCATCCCTGAGGACCTTCTGCAGGCCTTCCCTATTATTGATGAATACATATGATATGTCGTTTTCCTGTGATAACTGACCCTTAGTAGCAAGAGCAAACTTCTGGAGGTCAGATTGTATCAGAGGCATCAATCCTGGGTTCCTGAGGACTGCAGCTGGGTGATAAGTCGGTAGTATTTGTATGTCTCCAACCTCTACCCAGTTACCTCGGGCCTTCTTAATACCCTTTACACCGAGTACCCCCTCTAAGGCTGTGTTACCGAGAAGGAGCATGAAGCGAGGTTTTACCCTCTTTACCTCTTTCCACAGGTAGGGGGTGCACTCCTGTATCTCAGTCTTTGTAGGTGTGCGATTAGTGGGGGGCCTGCATTTAACTGTGTTAGTGATGAACACCTCTTCCCTCTTCAAGCCAGCCTCAGCAAGTAGCTTGTCGAGGAGTTGTCCTGCCTTACCGGAGAAGGGTCTAGCCACCTCATCTTCTCTCAGGCCTGGGGCTTCCCCCACGATTACTATGTCACACGGTACTGGACCCTGTCCACAAAGACAGACCTCCTGAGCTGTACTACTCAGCTGGCATTTCTGACAATCCTTGTTCCGTATCTTCTTCCATAACTTCTTCCAGGAGCTCATTCACCTTTTCCCCCTTAACGAGAAATCTCACCGTCACTCCAGCTTTCTCTAATAGGTCAGGACCCGCCATGTCTCTATATTCATTGAGATAGACAACCTCTTTTATCCCCGAGTTGATGATGAGCTCAGCACATTTCCTACAAGAGGATAAAGTGCAGTACATAGTAGACCCTTCGAGGGCTATACCATATTTGGCAGCGAAGGCTATCGCGTTGGCCTCCGCATGAACTGTGCGTATACAGCCTCCCCCCGGCCCTATCTCACAACCCACATCTATGCAGTGAGGTGTACCAGAGGGTGAGCCTACATACCCTGTGGAGATGACCCTGCCATCTTTGACGACTACAGCTCCTACTCTTGCCCGAGTGCAGGTGCCCCTCATAGCTAGGAGTTGAGCCATTGCCATGTAGAGAGCAGCCCTACTTATTCTCACACTAATCCCTCCTTCCCTTGTATACGGGCGGAAGAATGCCCAAGGCCCTCTTGAGCTTATCAATCTTCCGGTCGACTATCATTACTTTTTCACAGATAGCATTACCCTTGCGGTAGTACTCATACTGCACATCCATGAGCTTCTCCTTTTTTCGAGCCAGCTGCTTCATAAGCTTGAGGGCCTCAGACCTCTTCATTTAGAACACCCCTTCAATGTCTTTCTGGAACACATGGAGACTCCCTACATAGTGGGTAAAGCGACCGGCCGGTACGCCAATCTTATCAGCCAGCCACCTCTGCAGCTTGTGTGCAAGGTATATGTCGTTGATGAAATGGGTAGCAATGTCACAAGACCTCATCATGTAGGTCATATGCAACTGGCCCCCTCTTATCTGGAAGAGGTAGCCCAGGCTACAGGGTACACGAGAAATACCGCCCAGATTATCCACATCAGCTATAGGTTCCCAGATACTGAGATAGAGTTGACGGGACTCAGGGCGAGCCTTAGCCTCCTGGATAAGGGTATCAAGCTGGTGGAACATCCTCTGGGCATAGGTATAAGAGAACTGTGGGTCTATATCTCCCATAGTCTCATCTCCCTTTTCGAGGAATTGTTCCCATATCTCCGGCCGCAGCTTGTAGGCCTCACCGGGGTTGATACATTTACCACTCACCCTCTCTTCGAATTCAGCATCAGCCCAGGGCTGTGTGGGTGAGAGATCCTCAAGCTTAGGACCTGTGACCGTGTAGATATAGTTCTGTATCTCCAGCGTCTGAAAACCTGGGTCATGTTCCACATATTTATCTTGGTAGGTCTTGGACTGATAGCGGATACCCATTTCCGCCAGGTCCCTCTTTATCTCAGCAACAGCTTCAGAAAAATCCTTGTATATCCTCATCGTGCCTGGCTGTACCTCCCATCGAGTAAGTTATCCACAATCATCATCGCGTAGTTGGCGAGGTCGATTGCGTGTTGGATAGCCTCCGGATCTCTACGCATCATGGCATCCCGGAGTTTACGGTTGTTCTTCCGTATGCCTTCGTGCAGGTATTTCCAAGAACAGGAACCCCAACCCCCCTTGTGGTCATTGTCCCGGAGTCGAGACTCCATAAGCTGAGACATCTCATCGAGAGCGGGGCGGAGGGGGTATCGCTTATCAGCGAGTCTCCCCTTTGCACTCTTGACCCCTTCAACAGCTCTGGGACTCTGTTGATTAGATGCTCTGAGGATCTCCTCAATATAAGATTTGTTGATAGGGAAGCGTTCGGGTTCCTGCTGAAACTCCCTAACGAAGAAGCGTCCCTCCTTATCTATCTCCCTACTGTCTACCTCAAGACCCTTGTGTTTATTATCATCTCCCATTACTTGAACCCTCCCATCTTAAAGAAGTCTTCCGGTAACTCAAGGTTCACAGGGGGTAACTTGAGCTCATCGGGTTTAAGGATATGCCGATGTTCCCTGCGACCCTTGATAACATCATAGGCCTTCACCACGCGAGCTTGGCTCTTGTAGTTAGTGTATTTCCTCTCCTCGGGGGGAGCAGCAAATGCCAGCCTGAACCTCTTCTGGACATCTGCTTGCCACTTACTCTGAGGCTTGCCACTCAACAACTCCTCCTCTCTGCCTGTGAGGATAAGGAAGAGGGGAGTGGTCAGGATAGACTGAAACATACTCGCTGAGTTCCAGTATACCTGTGTCTGTGAGGGTGTAAAGTCCAGATGTTTACCTACCTCACGCAGAAGGACATGAATGAAGCACAGGTCAACACCCCATCGAGATACCGTTTCAGAAGCCCTTGTAAATACCTCAGCCTGCCAACCATGCTTGATAGAGTATCGGATGGTCATACCCATGAGGCACTCACCAGACCGGTTACCCCTTTCCTTGAAGCGGATGGGTACATCTACAATGTACTTCTTACCCCTTGCCCCCTCACTCCTATACATCTTCAGACGGTTAATAGCCAGAGCGAAGGAGGGAGCATCGAAGTAGAGCTTAAGTAGCATACCCCACTTAGTCTTAGAGTAACCGAAGTCCGACAGGTTTCTGTGGGTCTCCGCCGTCTCTGACCACAGCTGATTGTGGAATGAGTGAGCAGTTACCCCAGGCCTCACATAATCGAAGTCTTTGTCCTTCATTGTCCAGAGTCGGTCGTTTGTCTTCTCCCACATCTCGTCTAGGTTACTAGCCCTGATATTCAGCATTCTTCACCTTCTCCCCATGTTTTACCGGTTACTACGTGGCTTATTGTAGTGTCAACAAATTTATTCCCCCATTAACCGTCTAATAATTCGACCTTTGACGAAACCGGTTGATCTCAGACTTTCTGTAGTACAGGTCGAAGAGCCCTTGGGCATCGAGACCCATCTTAACGCAGAGTCTGGCAAAATGGAGAAATACCTTTGCAGTTCGGTGGACGAAGAGATACTCATCAGTCAGCATCTGAGTCTGCTTCCAGGGCTTGTTCTTCAGAGTATGACATACCATGCCTATGCCAGTGACTACCTGAGTGAAGAGCTGGTCGATTGTCTCTGGGATTTCACCGTCCATAGTGTCCATAGTCGCCCTCTCAAAGATATTCTCCAACCGATCTCCCTTAAAGTCCACTGGTAGGGGTATGATGTTGCTGTGACTACCCCCCAGTATAGTGAACTCCACAAGGAAATGGAAAGCATCCGCCAACTCCTCTTGGACGTGGGCTTCCTCTGAGTGATGGGATAAGGCATCCATAGCCTCAGCCAGTTCTTCTGTGAAACGCCACGCAAAGTCCTTGAGTCTAGCTTGCCCCTTTGGGTCATGGAGGTTCACCGGTACATCCTCCGTCAGGAGTAGTCCATTCGCTTTCTCAATGGAGTGATACTTCTCCATGAGTTCTCTCTGTCTGGCAAAGATGAGCGCCAGCTTATCTCCCTCCAGTTGTGGAGATGCAACATCTTTGACATTCACTTTTATCCCCTCTTTTCAGTTAGTGTATGCTTCTACTGCAGTTTTAGCTAGTTTATAGGCAACCTCTCCCTTCTCGAAATTGTAGACCACGACAGCCAGTCCATATTTACTACGGAGCTGCTCAATCCTGTCGTGGTATAGCCGCTGGATAAGGCTTATCTTTTCCTTGACCCCCTCCAGCTGCTCGCGGTCATCGAATGATGCTCGAATGCTGGGCTCAGGCCTCCAGCAGTGCAGGATAAGGGGTTGGTGGAAAGCAATCCCCTGTTCAAGCATGTGCATCTGAGCACTGTTAAGGGCCAGCTTACCCCTCAGAGCTTGTCCGTACACCCACTCACTAATAACTGTGATGCGGTCGAGGATAATGTTCTTACCCTCCGCGGCAGACAGGGATAGGATGGGTGCATATCTGTTGAATAGTGTTTCTCCATCACTCGGCCCTGTAGGGATAGGTGGGTGTATCAACTGGGGCAGGTCAGCACAAAGCCTCTTAATAAGAGTACTCTTACCGGTGTTGTCACAGCCCTCAACGATAATCATTCGTCATCTTCCTCATCATCAGTATCGCAGCAATCGTCAGCATCTATCACTTGTCCCCCTTCACAAACTTTTTCCAGTCGTCAATAATACTTGAAGCTAGACTTCTCTTCCTTTGTAGTCTCTTATACACCTCCCTGTCAATGGAGTTATCCATGATGAGATACTGGTACAGGACAGGTTTGGATTGACCTGTTCTGTGTACCCTATCCTTCGCCTGTATGAGATGTTTAGCTGAGTAGTCAAGAGAGTAGAATATAGCTATGGAGGCGGAGGTCAGGTCCATTGATATACCTTTCGATATCTGAGAGATGAATATCTTGACCTTAGGATTGCTCTGGTAGGTCATCCATTCATCTCCCTTGATATTCAATATATATGAAATCTTGAGTTTGTCACATAACTCAGCTATCTTACGAAGCTCCCACTTAAATCGGGCAAAGATGACTACCTTCTTTCGTTTATGGGACAACAGGAGGTCCTCTAGTACATCAAGTTTTTCTGTCCCCACAGGAACTTCCTTCCTAGTCCCATCCTCCTGCTCGGCGTTAACGAAGCCTCCCGTTATCTGTGATAACCTCATCATTTGTGTGAGGATAATAGAAGCTGTGGCCTTAACCCCAAGCTCCTCAATATAAGACACAAACTCCTTCTCCATGTCTTTGTAGACTCTAGCTGTCTTGACACCCATCTTCACGCGTATGACTTGGTCCCTCCGCTCTGGGAGGTTCAGGTCGTCATCCTTAGTAGCCACAGCTGCCAGAGAGTGTATGACCCTTGTGAGGTGATCCAGGTTCTGATACTTAAGAAGTCTGAAGCCCCCAAAGCCTCCCCAGAGAGCATACTTATTTTTGAAGGGAACCCATCTGGTACCAAAAACTCTGGGGTTAACGAACTTGTACTGAGAGAAAATGTCAAGAGGGTTCTCGTCAACTGACGTTCCTGTGAGTCCCATCCTATACTTGACGAGAGCTCCTATACTGTGCATAGCTCTTGACCTCTGTGAGGAATGATGGGATATCATGTGCATCTCATCAGCTACCACTAGGTCTGGTTGCCAGTTCTTCACATAGTCCCTAAGCTTGTATATGACATCGTAGTTAGTTATGACAAAGAGGACTCCCTCGGGTTCATACCTGCGTATGGACTTAAGGAACTCCTGTCTATCAGTTGTAGGTCCATCGAGAACGTGGACCTCTCTCGGTATTCTCTTTGGTAGCCACTTTTTAATCTCGTCTTCCCATACATATAATGAAGCAACTGGTCCGACGATAAACACGGTCTTAATCCGGCCTTGCATATACTTAATACCCACAAAATCTATGACCACTCGAGTCTTACCTGTACCAGGCTCCATGAGTAGAGCACATCCCTCATCTAATTCAAGGGCTTTATTGAGAGCACGGAGTTGATGCTTGAAGGGTTGATACCTTCTAAACTTATAACCTACAGCTTTCCAGACTTTTTGGCTTTTATGTACTCCTTTGCCCTTAGTCCGTTGTAGTAATCCACATAGAATGCTGTTTCCGATATCCCGCATACTGGACATCTCCTCACCCCTAGCTCAGTGTCATTGTAGAACCTGCGGTACTTGCCACAATATGGGCACCACCATTCTCCATATCTACCCTTGCTACCTCGAGGGGGGGCAAAGCCCTTAGTTCGAGATATAATCTCCACTACCACATCAGGCCTATCTTCATACTTCTTCTTCGCTTTCTTGGCTATCTCCTTAGCTCTCTTCAGCCCATCGTAGATAATCATCTTAGCTCTCCGAGGGCTTCTGATGCTAACTCCCCACCTCAACTATCAGCACCTCCCTATGTATATTTCCTGTCATATACATTGTATCATATGACAAGCCGTTTGTCAATATAAATTTTTCGCCTTTCGGTCTTCAGGTAAACCATACAGTCTGGGGCGTTCTCTTAGGATTATCATCTCCCCACTATCGAGGAGAGCCTTTATGTGCTCTTTCCTCGCGAAGCTCCTGGCTTCCGTAACACTCAGGGGACCCAGAACTTTAAGAGCTCTTAGCAGGGACTCCTCACTTTTTCCAACAATACCATAACGACGGAGGGTGGGGGATAGCCCATCCTTCGTCTTGGTCTTTATTATCTTCATCTTGGACATACCCCCTCTCCCCTCAGATGTACCGAATGAACGCTTTGTCAGGTTGTTTAGAGTCCCAATCCACTTTAGCACCGGCAGCTTCAGCCATGAAACGGATGGGCACGTAAGTGCGTCCTTCCTTCATAAAAGGAGGGGCATCCATCACAGCTTTTCGTCCATTGACAAGGTACTCCCTCTGGCCCATGGTAAGCTCAATATCAATGTCCATAGGCGGGGCAAATGTCAGGAAGCCTGCCCCTGTCGCTGCATCAACGCCAGCGGGACCAATGTCAACTGTGTTCATCTTGAGCATGGTGTACAACAGGTTTTCTGTGGGGAAGAACCCCTTGAACAGAGCTCTGTGTTTTGACACGAGTAGCGCTGCAAAGCCAGAAGCAGCCGGGGTAGCCATGCTGGTTCCCGTCATATGCAGATATCCACCGCCAGCTCGGGTAGAATACACAGCCACTCCGGGAGCTGCAACGTCAACTTCATCGTTGGTATTGGAGAAATAAGCGATATTCCGGTCAATGTCCACTGCTCCCACACTGACTACCTCAGGAAGCATGGCGGGGTATGATACCTGCTCAGTGTCAATCTTCCCGTCACCCTCATTACCCGCAGCACATACAACGAGAATATGGTGTTCAATGGCTCTCTTGATGGCCTCATGTACGTCCTTGTCATACTCAGGACCTCCCAGGCTCATGTTGATGATATTCACTCGCTCGCCATTGGGTCCCTGCCAATTACAGCAATAGTCTATGGCTTCGACAATCCAGGGCCATAAGCCCCCTCCATTGTCATTGAGAACCTTGCAGATGAGGAGTTTGGCCTTAGGAGCTACCCCGGCAATACCGATACCATTCCTCTCAGCTGCAATGATGCCGGCCACATGAGTCCCGTGACCATGACCATCTTCATAGTAGTTTCGGGAGTATTCATCTGTGAAGTTACGACCGCCGATGATCCGGTCTTTTAACTCGAAATGCTCAGTGTCACAACCCGTGTCCAGGACAGCTACCACTACTCCCTCGCCCTGTGTAAACTTCCACATCTTGTCTGCCCGCATAGCTCTGAGCCAGTTAGGTGCCTCATTGGGTACCTCAGCATTAACGCTGGCTACACTGGCATACCGGGGAGACCATCCCACAATACGCACATCGGGTTCTCCGGTGTTTGTCATTACTCTTTCCCCCTTCTTATTTTATACCCACCCGAACCATATAGAGAGATAATAGAGTACCCATAGCAATAGCGTCACCAGCGAGAGCAAGGTTTCTAACATCTTTAAGCCTCCTTTCCTCAGATGGATTGCTATGGAACATAACCTCTACGAGGGCGGCAGGCATCTTGGTTTCTCTGAGGACGGCAAAGTTAGCTTCTTTGACTCCCCTATTCACAGTGCCCAGAGTAGCTACGGTAGCTAACTGAATTTGCTTTGCCAGTCTCTCACCCATATAGCCGAACTTGTAACAGAAGGTCTCAGTACCATGAGCATCTGGAGACGAGGCAGCATTAGTGTGTATGCTCACGAAGTAGTCTGCATCCAGACGATTAGCATATGCAGCTCGAAGGGATAACTCCTTGGCTTGTGTATAAGCTAGTCCCTCCTTACTGCACAGGTCATAGTCACCAGTACGGGTCAGGTAGACATGAGGACAACCCATGTTCTTGAGGAACTCCTGAGCTCTCTTAGCCATGAAGAGAGTACCATCGGCTTCCACATAACCTGTGGGTCCTACATTCCACCTATCCCGACCACCATGACCTGGGTCGATGACAATTACCTTCTTGAGCGTCATCTCTGCATACCCCCTCTTCGACGGACATACCATCCCCCTTTAGGGGAGAATTCAATGTAGGGTGTACCGTGGATGTGAGCATTAAGAATGATGGTTCTTCCACCAGCCAGCTTCTCGATGGCCCAGTACCTGAGGCGATTAACCAACCTCTTCCACATCCCTTATTCCCCCTCCCTCTAGCTTAAGATAGTCTTTACCTGCTTTAGTGATGTGGAACATCCTCTGTTTACCTCTTCCTCTACCACCCCCCTGTGCAGTTACAAGGCCCATACGAACGAACTCCTCCATCACTCTGCGGACTTTACTCGTGGACTGGTTAGCTCCTTTCTGTATCTCAGTAGCAGTAGCAGAGCCATTAGCAGCGACAATCTCAAGCATCATCATCTCACCGCCGAGATTATATGCCTCCCTCTGGCTCCTCCACTCCACGCGATACACAGGCTCCTTGCCAGGCTCAGACATACTGAAGCGTATCACTAAGTTCTCAGGCTTAGGAAATCCTCGGAACTCCCGTTCAATCTGTACATCATTTTCCTCCACATTACGGATAGAAGTGTAGACTGCCGAGTCAACCCAAGCATGGAGAGTAGCCGAGCCAAGCATACGCTGACCCCCTCGCTCTGACTTACCAGTGCCACCCTTATTCCAGTGGTGCAATACCATCACAGACAAATTATGGTTTATCTTCAGATGGAGCAGCCACTGCAATACATTCCTCAGCTCCTGTGCAGAGTTCTCATCAGTGTCCCCGAGCATCAGGTATAGTGGGTCTAGGATAAGTAGCACGGGCTTTACCTCCTTTATAGCCTCGGTGAGCATATTTCTGTGCTCCTCGAGGGTGAGGTCAAAACCCCAGTTATTCAGAATACGAATAGGCAAAGGCTCCGGGAATTCCACATACAATCTATCATCGACCTTGTGGACTCTCCCCTCTAGGAGTTTCTTTGCCTGAGCTATCTTTATAAGTCTATCCTGCTCGACCCAGGGAGGGTTTTCCTCCTGCACTATCAGCACAGGCCCAGGATTACGCACCTTAAACTTATCCCACATAGGTAGCCCCGAGGCAACACTCACAGCCATCTCCCGAGAGATTGTAGACTTAAATGTCTTAGCCTCTCCGGCTATCATACCATGAGAAGCATTAGCCCACATACCCTCAATGAGCCAGCCCGGATTGCTCAGATGTCTGCCCATGAAGTGTGCATATGTCTCCCACCCAGCATCTTTACCTCCCGTAATCATGAGTGGGACTTTCTTGACAGACCTCTCTGCCTTGAGTACCTCTATGAGGATACGCTTATCCTCGTCTCTACGCCCCTTAAATTTATTCCAAGGACAGACCTTAATGATACGGATAACGTCAGCCACGGGGACGCCAGCCTCAAGTAGTCTACACTCAAGCTCCCATAGTCTATCAGACCTCTCTCCCTCTTGTATGGCTGAGTCTGGAGTAAAGAGCATCCTCATCATCTTGTCACCAATAATGCCCTTATACACCCATACTAACTCTCTGAGGTCTTCAAGCTCAATGTCTACCTCGTCCATGTCAATGCCCTCAGACGAGCGTATCTCAGGTAGACTGTCCGCTAGCTCCTGTGGGTCATAGTATATCTTCCGTGACCACATAACTCTAACCATAGGTCTCTCTACATATTTGTGGTTCAGGGTACCTGGTACTCTGAGTACCTGTGTGAGGTCCCATCCACTCTTGTCTGCACCTATAGCATATGTCATGCGCTGGTTAAGAGTCTCATGGTCCTTGGGTCTCACAGGACGAGTCAGTAGCCAAACCGCTTGATACCGTCCCGGTGAAGACTCCCAAGCTATACTGGGTTTTATGAAGCATTTACTGGGGTGTACCGTATCGAGGTCTGCGTAGAGGTATCGCAGATTTTTAACATCTTTCTTAGACCGACTGGGGTAACCATCCTTCTTTATCTTACCCTTGAATACAGCTGGGGCCCAATAGACATCTCTATCATCACCGACTTTATCCACAAAGTCAGCAATCTTATCTTTATCCTCGGGCCAGTGGAAAGAGTGGTCCCTCCAGCTATTACGACGCCGGTCCTTAGTGGAGATAAACACAACGCCCTTCTGCTTACCCCACACTCTATTGAGTATGGACGGATTGCTCATCCTCTATCTCTCCTCCCCACTATCCCCCGGCCAATGCTCAGGTAGCGCATCTTTATCGATTAGTATTATCCACCCAAACTTCTTACCGACCAGCTTACCAGTCTGCAGAGCATAGCGGACTTGACGTTCTGATTTTTGATAATGTGCAGCGACCTGTGCAACCGTTAGCATTTCTCCCAAGGGTAATTCACCTCCTCTCAAGGCTATAATAATCACCCCCTTCAGTGACTTCCCACGACCTCCGAGGGCTAGGCCCTCATCATCGGTTTCGACCACGAGTCAGGTGATCTTCATCAGGTGGGTTAGAGGTTTATCTCAATCTCACTCAGGGTACTCACAATTCTGTTCAACCTCACCAAGACCTCACTAGCCTTCTCTCTGACACTCACAGGCTCAGGCCTTGGCTCAGCAGGCATACTCTCTTTCCCCAGATCAGTTATCCGGGATGGACCGAGGGTCTTCTCCAAGATTGCAAATGCCCTCATCTGGCACTCATCGACGACCTCCAAGCTATCATCCTGAATATCCCTGATTGCCGGGGCTTTTGCATTAACTCCATCCATATGTAAATACACCTCCCTTCTAATTAATCTCTTTCAGATGGGCCTCATAATTCTTGCGGTACTCCACTATAGTATCCTCCATGCCCTCCAGTAGCTCATTGTCACTGCCACACTCCTCCACCAAGCTCTGGAGCTCAACCTGCAGCTCATCAGGAGTGATAGTGTATGAGGTACACCTACTAGCCAGCTCCACACAACGCCGGGTGACACCTGTTAAGCCGCCCTCCAGTCTCTGAGCGGCCTCCTGCTTCTGGGTCTCATACATTAAGCGGAACACAGCTGCATTATAGGCTCTGACCAGAGGATGGACATTCTTGCTCCAGTCCTCCTGAGCAGCCGTATAGCCTCGGTCATATGCTACGAGCTCCTCTTTACCCGCTCTGCGGAGGATAATCTCATTCACCTTTCCTCCGTAGAAAAAGTCAAGATAACCCCGAAGAAATGGGGTACTCACACTCTTAATGTCCGGCAGCTTAGGGGTAATACTGAGAGAGCCAATCATGGGAATACGCTCACCGGGGTACCTCACCATGCCGTCATAGTCCTGTGGAGCCAACTTGAACTCCACCGCAGGCTCATCATGGGCGTCATCACCCAACTCAAAATCACTGACAGAAGGCTTTAACCCGGCATTGTCAAGCATCTGACACAGGACCTGAAGATCCGCAGCCATGACAGCCGTTACAATGTGCCCCTCCTCTGTGAGGTTAGACCCGTCCTTTTCATCCACAGGATAATGCTCAGTCTCCTCAAAGTCAATCCCCGGCCAATACCTGTCAGCGTCACTCCTCGTGGTACCAAGCATAGCTCTCTTCACAGGATGCCGTCCTCTATAATTCATCATCCTTCCCCCTTGAATTGATATTTAAGCCCATCAACTAAAGCTTTACGAGTTGCTCGATTATACGGGTACATCTCAAAATCATAAAGGAGGAATTGGAAGGCCTCGCCGTATGTGAGACCCTCCAACTCCCTCGTCAGAAACTGAGTGACTACATACCAGTCGACCCCATACCGAGTGCTAAATCGCTCAGCCTCTGACTGCTGCAGGTTCCTCAGCTTACGCGTTCTTCGGTGCATAGACGTTGAGGCCGATGCGGAGATTTTCAAAGCCTGGCACTGGGATGTTACCACTCGTGGTGGCGACACTGATGGATTTACCCGACTTACTTTCCTCTCCTCTCTTAGACGGGTCGATGGTGATGACGATGTTACCCTTAGCGTCCTTTGAGAATTTGCAGTTAGTCATTTATGTTCACCTCCCTCCCACTTGTCAATATTAAATATTTACAATATCATTATATCATGGAGGGTACCCTCTGTCAATATATTTTTTCTCCAGGTATTGACAAATAAATCCCCGCGGTATATAATATATGTATATAAATGAAGCAAAAATTTTACTCGTGCCCGGAGCACGGGGACAGAGGAGGGTTAACTATGAACACGGACACCTTTAGGGCCAGGCACGGTCTGCCAACCAGTGACGCGGCTCTCGTCTATGAGCTACTGAGAGACCATGACCTCGGAGTGCCCATCACAACACTGGCAGTTTTTTTAGAAGTGCACCCCACGAACCTCAGACGAGTATGGGATGTAGTGCACGAAGTGCAGGACCTCTACAATGTGGAGATAGGCAAGAGAGGCTCATCTCTCCCAGTGATATACCTCAAGAACTCACACTGGGGAGAGCTACAGGACCTCTGTTATCACAGAAGGCTCAAGAAGATACGCTCTGGTGAGCTTGTCAAGGTAACGTCAGAGAAGTCTAAAGAGCCTAAGCCTCGTAAGCCAAGGATTAGACAGAGAGTTAAGCCTGAGAGACCTGATAAGTGGAAGCAGAACAGACGAGAGATACTTATTAATGTGGTTAGTGAATATGGTCTTACTATCACAGCTAATGAAGTAGTAGATGTGCATAAATGTACTCGTCAGAATGCGGGCTATTTGCTCAAAAAGTGGATTAAAGATGGGTACTTAAAAATCCCTGTGAAAAACTCTACTACTGGGCTTATCTACTATGAGGTTGACCCTGAAATCTTAGAGATTGAGATAGTTAAGAGTGAAGATTAAAAGTTTTTATATGAGTTCGAAAAGTTCATCTTCACAGATGCCTCAGTGATGAGGTAGAAAGGTGAATTTGAGGCAAAAAAAGTGCTAAAACTCATACGTAGAAAATGGAGACTAAAATAAATAAAATGTTGATTGCAATTAATATTCATATATAGCAAAATTCGCTATTTTATGAATAGCGAAATTTGTGCTATATAATGGGCTATATTCCGCTAAAATGTTCACCATTTTCAAATCAACATTTTAAGACTACTTTTTGTCATATATGACAAACAGAGATGAGATGGAGATAGATGTATTAAAAGTTCTACACGGTGACTGAAAGTACTGAAAGTACTGCGACGGTAGCTGGGCCATCACGCTCGAACGCGCGTCTGAATAATAAAAGTACGGTCTCTCGAGCACAAAAAAAAGAGGAGACCGAAGTCTCCCCTAGAAGTGCCCGTAGTTAGTTCGCGGGCAGTTGTTACAATCCACACGCGGATGGTCGCACCAGCCATCCGGCGAAAGGTGACATTTCTCGATGCTGTCATCCGACTCGATGTTCACTGGGTCAAGTTCTGGGTCCCAGTTAGGAGAGTCGGGGTTATAGTCACACTCATCACAAGTAATGTGCGCAGCGGCAAAGTAGAGGCGATGACATTTGCCATCTGTGGTATGTGGACAACTTGGCTCTGCATCCGGATCTGGGTCGTCACCTTCCCAGTCCATCACGAGGTCCACGGCCTCGTCAGCAGGGATGCCATCGTCGGAGATTACGAGATATCTCTGGCCCGCGTAGTTCACGAAGGTGATGTGCGGGTTCTTCATGTGCATCTCCTTAGCCACACCTGCGATGCGCTTGAGTGGGACACAGGTTTCGGCTGAGAAGACTTGGGCTTCTTTGCCTTGGGATGTTAGCATAATCCAACCTCCTTCCAAAGTTTGAGCCAGGCTCTGAACTCACGGACGGTACCTTGGAATGTGAGGAGGACAATCCTCCTACGCGTCTTCACCATTGTATTCCCTCCAATCTTCGCAGAGTTGTGTTAAGATAAACCAGGTAGCTAGGATTTTGGTATGGAGGGGCAGACTAGCTAACCCCTCCGTCAGTGCCTCAACCATCACCTTGGCAACTCTCCGGCCTTCGAGTTGGTTGTCTTGCTGTTGTAAACAGTTGTAGACGGTATCTAAAGTTTTTGCTGTGAGTTTGTCGACCTTCATGCTGTGGCCTGGGTCTTGGGAGCTTTAGTCTTTTTGGCCGGGAGCTTCTTGCCATAGTGAGCCAAGATCTCGCCGAGGACTTTGTCTGTCGGGTTCCAGGCATAGTGGGTGGTCTTGCCATCGGCGTACCATTTGGCCCGGAGAACTCTTCTCAGAGCTTTGGGGGTCACACCGCACATTGCAGCAACATCCTTGGTGTATAGGGTCTTGTCGTTATGCTTGTCCTTCGGGAGTACTTCGAGAGCCTTTGGCGGCTGGGTGGTCTTCTTGTCCTTCTTGGTCTTCGCCACTTTCTTCTCCTCCTTCTTGGTCTTCTTGGCTTTCTTCGCCTCTTGCTTGGCGGTCAAGGGTTTACCTGTCTTGACATTGAGTTCTTCAACTTCGAGCTGGGTGTCCTCCGGGAGCTCCAGGTCCTTGAGGTACTTGGCTCTTGCCAACTCTTCCTCACCTGCGTAATATTCCTGCCCCATCTTCGCACCTACCGCCTTGACATAAAACCTTCTGTTCGCCATTTAATTATTCCTCCTTTTTTTGTGGTCCGCGTTGGGATATCCTTGAGATTTACAACCATGCCCAATTTATTAACCTGGCTTGCATTCCCCCTTCCCAAATCAGCTTGTCCAATATCATTTCCCTACTATGATTTTATCATATATGACAACCATTGTCAAGGGAGTTCTGAAACTTTTTTAGTTCCCGATTTACCCCACTTATTGACTTGTTTTGCCTTGTGGAAACTTTTGGCAACTCCATCACGCCGGGAACTACACGGGAACTCGGGGGATGCGCAATCCACATCCAGCCCTGAGCCGCGGGGTTGCGGTTTCGTTGCGTTCTCGTTCCGAACCTCGTCGGGATGTCCAAAGGCCCTGTTTTTTTGAAAAGAAAAATGGACAAGCAAATGCCTGCCCATTCATCCCAAATTGACCCGTATTGAACTTTTATCATATAGGCAATATGATTTTATTATTTGCCTTTTTGAGACATTATTTTGACAACAGGGACATGACATACTCAGTTATTGCTTCCAGAGCTCCATCGAAATCATAAACCTCCTCTGTGAAATCCACGAGTATGTTGCAGATGGTGTCCTCGATTTCCGCACGCTTGCTTTCCAATGTTTCACCTTCTTCCACACATTTCATAATGTACTCCATTAACATTGCCGACATGGTCTTGCCCTTACGTTTACAAATTTCGGCGAATTTTCTCTTGATTTTCTCGGGAACTCGTAAAGTAATTAAGGGGCAGTTGTTGTTTCTGGTCATTGTTATTCCTCCTTGTTTTTTATGTGGGCAGTTTAGCGTCATGCCCAGGACATTTCATTACTTTTCGATATACAAGGAAAAGAGTTTCTTGGTGTTCAGGACTTCATTGACAATGTACGATGCTACAACTTCATCAAATTCGAGGACAATGTCTCTTACATTTAAGTCGTTCAAGTCTTGTGCTGTTCTAACCGTGGGGTATTTCATGGTAATTTGTACGAATGCTGCGTCTGCTACATAGTGCAGGAAATCCTTGACAGGTTCCGGTAGGTCATCCATCTCATGGTGACAGGCAAATTCCTCGATGATGCTGTCCCACTCTTCCGGGGTAAGGGTGACTCGTGCTTTTGCCATTTGTAAATTCCTCCTTTTATTTTGTTGGGCAGTTTAATGACTTGCCTAGGTCATTTTTGCTTATTGGTTGTTGTAGGCGTTGCAGATTTTCAGGATAACATTGAGG